GAAATGTCTTAGAGACTGGATTAAACTTTTGAAGTATGTTTAAATCTATTACATCAGCACCAGAGCTGCTGTTACTAGTAGTAATTAAATTATAAGAAGTGTTACTAACTAAGTAGTAATCTAACTGATTAGAATCTTGTCTAAAAACTTTTAGAACTATAGGATTAGTATTAGAGGTAAAAATATCTGAGGTAATATTTGGGCTAGTATAATGTTCTAACCAGACGTTAGAAGTATTTGATACAGAGTTGCTAAAAATTTGTCCCCCATATCCATAAGATACTCCAGATATTTTATGAGATACTGCTATAATATCTCCAATTTCTAAGTCAGAGGCGTCCGCAGAGGCATTAAATTGAATTTTACGTTTTAACTGCCTAGCGGTTTCTAAATGATACTGAGCGAGTCTTAAGGCTTCACTTTTACGAGTGCACCCAACAGCATCTATAGATATTCGGTTAGTTGGCTCAAGTTCTGATGCTTCTGCGCTATCTAAAACTAGTGTCTCTTTTTGGAAGTGGTTATTAAAATCAATGTACGAAACTTCTACGCCTGTCGGAATATCCTCAGACCTAACACCGGAAAGTTTAAAACTATTTAACTCAATATTAGTTTCATTAAATATTGCAACAGGTAAAGTTTCTGCCTTGTCGATAATAAGTCTAATCTTGTTGCCAGTATTACTAAAAACAGCACGCATACTACCAGCTAAAGCAGTTATAAGGTCTAACACAGAAACGTCATCTGTTATACTAACACCGCATACAAATCTACGCTCTTTAATAGGAGTACCCTCTGGAAGACCTAGCAGTAAACTAATAATTTCAGTATTATATCCATTAGGCTTATATCTAAAAGAACCATCCGCAAAACCATCTACACCTACAAAGTTTCCTGTTAGCGGGTCTACGGCATCTACGTATTGAGCTACATTATAAAAGTTATACTTATCAATAGCAGACTCTGGTATTCCTAGTACATCTACTAGCAAATGTCTAATAATCCAAACTCTATTTTCTGTCCAATCTTTTTTATATGTTCCATCCCAAATACCATCGTATATATTTATATCTGTACTTGTGAGAACTGTGCTACCATACTTCTGAGTTCTATATCCATTAGCGGCTGCAGCATAAACTCCTGTAGAAGGAACTTCAATCTGTCTCCAATCAACTTCCCCAGACTCTAGAATAGGCTGATTGTAGTTAGAAGGTACGTCTACAATAAGACCTTTTACTAAAGATGTAATAGATGGTATTGAGTCCGTTCTAAAATCAGTAGATTTTAGAGCGTACCCAGCTAAGGCAGTACTAGGATAAGAATGTATATCTTTCCTAATCTCATCAAAGCCAGTTACCTCTACTTCAGCTATAAAACCTTCTTCAGCAACATCCTCTGAAACTTTTACTACCGAAATTCGATAACCAGAAGCACTACGCTTATCTTCAGGTATCTTAATTTCAAGGTCTGCTGCCATAGTACCGTTAACAAGACTATTTATAAGCAGGCCTCCACCGGCTAAATAGTTATTTAAGTCTGCTACCTCATCGCGGTCATGTACTAGAGCGGCGAGGGAAAGTATGTTAGGTTCCGAACCTCCTCGTAAATCAACACGTAACTCTTTTACATTAAACTTTACTCTTATAGAGTCAATAGGTGCTAAGCCTTGAGAGTCGTTAGTGGGATAAAATAGCACACTCGTAGGTGGAGGGGCCGAAACACTTTCTACTAGGGATATTCCACTCTTTAGTACGATAGGGGTAGTAAAACGAACGGGAGTTACAATTTCCTGAGAAAAAGAGGGCATAGGCGGCTGAGTTCTTGTACCTACGCTATATCGAACAGCAAAAATATCAGATCTAGTATTATTAGTACTAAAATCTACTAAGTCATCTATATATTTATCATCTATCTCAATATCTTGAGGGCCGTTAGGGTTGATTCTATAAATAGGCCCTTCTCCAAGAGCTAACTGCATAAAGAGTATGTCCGAGCTTTTTGAAGTTGTCGGATTGAAGCTAAAAGAACCATCAAAACTTACAGATAGTGTAGAACCTATAGATTCTACAGAACCACCTCCGATAAAAGGCACTAACTTATCCTGGACTAAAAAATATTGTTTTTTCATAGATAGTCTGCAACTCTAATAGTATCTACTCCACCTCTTTGGATGTGCTTTATATACTGATTAACTACTACTCCAGCAGTCCGTACAAGTCCAAAATGCAAAGGTACATTACGTCCTGCAGCTGACATAGGGGCTAAAGAGCCGAATCCTCTAGTAGGGTCTTCTGAATTATCTAAAACTCCTGAGTCTCTATTAGCTCGTCTTTGGGCTATATCAAAAGCTGTTGAAGCTTTTCCAAATAGAGCCGAGTCTCTGATGCGTTTATCAATACCTCGTAAAGCTACTTCTTGAGTACTAACTGGAGAGGAGGCTCCGTAGAATAAACTTAAATTACCTAGACTGTCAAAAGAAGAAGAGACTCCGCCTGAGATTGTAGGTACTAACCATATCGACGCCGACTTTGGAGAAAAGTCTAACTCAAAAGAACGTACGTACTTATCGCCGTCTACCAGAGTTAAACTTTTATAGAGTTTTTGACTATAAAAGCAATCTCTAAATTGAGGCAGTAAATTTAGACACGCCGAAATAATCTCACGATAGGATGAGACAGAGATTTCAATGCTTTCTCTAAGAGTGATCTTTTGTAACAACGTACTAAACTGTACAGTGACTTTCATTAAATTTCTCAAAACTAAGAGTGTTCTCTTCGTTTAACCAGTAAATATATACAGAATTTGCAAACCCTACTAAAAACTTAAATTCCGTAAAGATAGTACTTTTTAAATCTCTATCACTAGGAATTGGATCTGCGCTACCAGGGTGAGAATGATAAAAACCCCAAATATTACTTTCGTGCTTCAATATTGCGAGAGGGTCTACAACAAAGCTAGTCTTAGGCTTATCACTAATATTCTTACATGGAATATACTTAAAATCTTTTGTTATAATTCCACAAGCTTCTCGCGGATACTCGCTTAATGAGTGGTTATGCAAGTCCACTAACAATTGGTTAATGCTATCCTTCTGCACTTGGAAACCCTCCAAAATTAATTGAGTTTCTTCTTAGTTTACAGGCGGTTAAAGTTTTTGCACAAATATCTTGAGACAAGTTTCCAGTTGTTGCATTATTAATAGTAAAAAATCCATTGGCAGTTAGGGGCGGATTAGAACCTACAATAGGCCCAGAACCACTAGCAGGATACTTACAATTACCGTCTTTATACTGAAATGGGCAGGTTGTAGCGTAAAATTTACGTTTCGGAACTGATTTTCTAAAATACTGTAACCAATTAGCTAAACTAAAAGTTCCTGATAACTCATCTAACTCTTCTAACCTAGTAATAGTAAAGATATGCTCAATATGAGAATTCTTATCTGCTTCAGGGTTTAGAATTAGCACTTTAGAGTTAGCCACTAGATCTCCTAAATTAGTGTCACTTAGGTATAGTGTATTACCGTAGATAGCTGATATAGTAGAAATAGAAGAATCAGTATTAGAAGTAATAGAGTCGCCTATACGGTACGGCCCTACAGAATATACCGTTAGTGAATTAGCAGTACTGTTTTTAACAAGTGAGTATTCAGGCCAATAGTCTAAAAATTTAGCGTAGGTGAGTTTAACCTCTACTACTGCTTCTAATAAATCTCTAGAATCTGTCTTAAAAGGCGTCCAGGTATCTCCATGAGCAATAGTAGCACTATAATCCCAAGCAGCGTTAGCTCCTCTAAGTGCAGCTACTCCCGCGTTGTAATGAATATTAGAAGAGACAGTGCGTGGATCTATATTTTGTACGATTGCACCGTTTACATATGCAAAAGTAGCATTAGAAGAGTTATAACCAGCAATATTAGGATTTTCTATTAAACTAGCAATATAACCATCAAAGTTAGATACTTTTAAACTAGACTCACCTACTTTACCAGAGCTGTCTGTACTTATACTACCACTTTCTAAAGCTGTTACCTTGTAGTTTTGCCCACCATATACCACCGTATAGTTAAAATCACTATAGTTTTCGCCTATAACTTCTGCAAAACGAATGGGAAATTCATAAGGCCAAGGATATCCTGCCCCTGTTTTGCCTGGGTTTCCGTACTCATCGGTAGGATACCATTCACCCGGATAATAAATTGAGTATAGTTTTACTAAAGGGGTCTGCTGAAAGGAGTTTTTCTCTGCGATATAGGGAGAATTAAAAATAGCTGAAATAGTAGAATTAGCAGTTTCTACATATCCTGTTAAATTACTTGCAACAAAACTAAGAGCCTCTGTGTTTCCTACAACTACCTGTACCAGTAACGAAGTTACGTTGGTAGTTGGATAAACTATAGCAGTTAGTATTTCACTATTGGAGTTCTCACGCTGTAGCACAGGTAAAAATTGTATAGTATTATTAGCATGTATTGTAAAAGAATCTCTTGGAGCCTGCAATCCGTCTACATATACAGTCACACTATCTGGCAACCCTAAAGATGTAGGTAACGCAAAAACATTCACTAAACCTGTCACATTGGAAGAGTGGTCAATAAAAGTATTTACGCTATATAGAGTAGCTATGTTACTGATTAGAGTTTCGCCTGCAATATACTCTAAGTGGTTATTAGATAATCGCACTTTTAAGTTAGACGACTCAATAGCAATAATTTCTGAAACAGAGTTAGACGATAAGCCTATGACTATATTACCTACTTCGAAAGAAGTAGAGTCTGCAACTTGTAAGATATAATCGTAAGCTCTAGTAGACATTATGAAAAAGTTTCCTGTAAAGAGAAAGAGACATTATAGATATCAGTCAGCTCGTTGTCAGTCGCTACAACTTGAACTATGGTCAGAGGACCATCAAACCGTACGATAATACTACCAGTTTGACCGGCATATGACAAATCAAATTCAAATGCTTCAAAGGTCCCTCCTCTATTATTATAAAAATTTTCTATTGCCGCTTTATACACACCTGTAATATTTGTAAATCCAAAAGTAAAAGTACGTTTTTTACGTCTGCTAACTTGACGACGGCGTTCATAGCCTATTTGAGAAGTAAAAATAGCGTTCTCAAAGTTTTGACTGTAAGAATAATTTCTATCGGGACGTCGATTACTCATAGAATAAGTTGTAGCATTCAGAGTATAAGTAGCGTCAGAAGGAAAGGCAGGCATTATCTAATACTCCTAATTTGTTGGCGGATTGGGCCATTGTTTCTAATATCTTCTAGAATAATGTCTACTACAAGTTTGCCGTTTTCTCTGCGAACTTGCGGAGATGTAGATACGTTAACTGGAGCGCCATTATTAGTAATATTAACCTCTACGTTAGTTTCACCACCAGTATCTCCAGTAGCATTGAGTTTATATGCTGTATCAAGACCCATGCGGTCTACTGCTGCTTTACGCAGTACAAACTCTCCGGGCTCTAGAGCAGAAATCTCTGAGTCCTTATTGCCTTTTACTAAACCACCCGAACTAAATGCAGGAGGTGCACCCCGAGTTTTACTTAACATGTAAAAATCAGCAAAGTTACGATAAGCTGGAGAGGCGTTTAGCTTATCAATTGCAGCTCTTACAGTACCTTCAGTCATTAAATCCCCTACTTTATAGGAAGATGAATTACCTAATATTTTGTCGATAGTACCTGTCATTGCTTGAGCAAAACGCGCAGGGTAACCCCCTAGCTCAGCACCAAAATCTGTTAATCCTGGTTGTCCTCCTACTTCTCTAGTAAAAGGACCGTATCCTATATTAGGATAATAACCTAAGTTTTTAGTAAAGTTTGCATCCCAAGCCCCAATAGGAGAGCCTGGATATCCGGAACCTATGTTTGTATCTATAAAGTTTCTATCTTGATAATTAAACATTCTAGTCCCTATAAAACCGCCTTTTTTTCTTGCCTGCTGTCCGTACTTAGTACGTAACCCAGCCACTGTGGGGGCTTTTCTAGCTACTAACATTTCATTTAGAGATAACATTGTAGCAGCTGCAGAATTTAATAGAGAAGACTTTTCTGCAGCATCAAATAGTCCGTTAGTGTTAGCGTTACCACCATCATCGACTGAAGTAGTTTTAGAAATATTAAAGGGAGAGACAGCTGATAACGTATCTAATTCTGGTAACCCATCACTTCGACTAGTACCTGAAAAACTTCGCACTGCATCAGCAGTTTGCAGTATTTTTGGACCGTAGGTTTTCCATAGTAGGTTTGCCTCTTGAGCAGCAAATAACCTACCAATAGCTCCTGCGTCTTTATTAAAGAATTCCATGAGTCCTGTAGCTGGGTTACGAGTACCACTTCCTCCAAGTCGTTTTAGTAAAGATACTTCTTGTGGTGTAAGATGTGCAGCAGCAGAATCTCCCCTACGACCCATAGAAGCAATAGAAGAATCTAAGTCGCCACTATCGTTTAAAGTATTTAAAAATCTCATTCCCAGTTTTTCGACCGTAGAGGCTCGTAGTACATATTCGCCATCAGATAAACGAGCAGGAATAGAATCCGAAGTAGAAGTACCCGGTCCAGTAACGGGACCACCTTTTGCAAGTCTAAATTCTCCCGGAGTTCCGTAAGTAACGCCAGAGATCTGAGGATATTTTTTCGCTAAAGCGATTAAAGTATCTCCTTGAGTAGAGGTGATACCTCCGCTTACTGTTGCAGTAAGGGGTCCTGTAGTGGCGGTAATTTTTATTGCCTCTGTATTGAGCTTTACTCTACTCCAAGATGCTGCAAGGTCACTTGCAATAGTGCTTAGAGTAGTTTTTAGAGCGTCTACACCGCCTGTTCCGGCAAGTTTATCTACTTCTGTCTTTAAAGCTGTAAATTTAGCGGTTAATGATGTTATACTACCATTGTTATCCGCTAAAGAAGAGATAGCTGTAGCAAGTCCATTTGTATTATTAATTTCAGTAGTTAGGTCACTAAACTCTAATACGGCATCTGCAAACTTTTCTATGTTAGTTGTAGAAGTACCTGAGACAGCAGCTACTAAATCTTTAAATACTTGGGACGCAGTAGAAACACTTAACGCGCTTAAAGAGTTATTTAATGCGTCGTCTATACCATCTATTTTAGTTGTAGCCCCTGTTAATGCGGGAACAAAATTATAGCTATTTAGTTTTTCGTTTAATTGAGTTTTTACAGTTTCTAACTTAGCAGTGGCTTCTGTGAGCTTGCTTTGAACTTCATAAGAGCTTAAAGTGGTATTAAGGCTGGCAGGAATATTAGAAATATCTTGTGCAGCTTTGTTTAGAGTAGTATTAAAGGATACTCCCGCTAAAGTATCATTTAAAGTAGTATTTACATTTGCGATTGCACTTTGCGCATCTGAAGTTTTTACGGAGAAGTCTACAGAGCCTAGAGTACTATTAATAGCGGTAACAGAGGCATTTATAGCTTCTATTGCATTACCTGTCTCTGTTCCTAGAGAAACACCTGTTAAGGTATCTTTAATACTCTGAATACTAGAATCAACATTATTAATCATAGCTTCAGCAGCTACGTTTAAGTCTACATCCTTAATTGTACTATCTAGTAGTGTTACAGCTGCATTGATAACTTTTACCATGTTATCGGTAGCGGCACTTAAGTCTACTTCTTCAATAGTAGAGTTAATAGACGCAATAGATTGGTTTATAGTTTCAATTGCCGTTGAAGCTGCAACACCTAAGTCAATACTATCTATGGTACTGTTAAGAGAATTAACAGCTTCTGTAATATTGCTTACGGCTCCTGAAGAAGATACTGCTAAGCTTATTCCTTCTAAGGTAGAGTTAATAACATTAGCAACAGCACTAATTTCTTCTTTTGCATTAGCGGCTGTAGCTTCAAAATCAATGTTGTTAATTGAAGAGTTTACAACGTCTACAGAAGTAAATAGTGAATTTAAAGCGTCTGAAGTTTCAAATAGTATACTAATATTGCCGCTAGCATCTAGAGCAGCGTTTAGCTCTCCTAATCCCTCAGAGTACAGAGTTAAGTTTTCAGGAGCAGTTTCACTTAAATTTTTCCCTACCACTGCAAGACCTACATATCCTGCTGTTAATTTATCTAAATCTGTACCGACTGCAGTAACAAAACTACCAAAAGTAGTAGTAACTGTTTTAATAGTTACATCTACCATATTACCCGACTCGGCTAGGGTTGTTAGAGCGCCAGTAATAAGGCCGAGATTAACATTAAATGTGTCAAGTGGGCCGCCAGGAGCGGTTAAAATATCAAAACCTTCAGTTTTTAAAGAGGTTAAGAGAGACTCTTTAAACGCAGAGAATACTCCGCCTTCCCCGTAAAAAATAGATAGACCTTCTATATCTAAGTATTTTACTAAATCTTCATTGAAAGCTCTAAATCTATCTCCTAGATTAAGACTAATATCACTTAAGTCACTGAAAGCAGCATCCACAGGAGTAAAGAACTCGGATACTTGAGTAGCTAGCGCTTGTAGTTGATTAAAGGCAGAAGAAGCATTAGCAATAGCTTCTTCTATTTTAGCATTTCTGGCAGATTCTTCTAGTGCTGCAAAAATAATCTCTGCGTTACCTGCAGCTGCTTGTATGAAGGCGTTACGTAAAGCAGCCCCAGACTCTCCTCCGATAGCCTCTAAGCTAGAGGATAGAAGATCTAAATCACTGTTGTATTCAGTTAGTGCTAGGCGTACTTTATTAACCGCAGACTCTTCATCTACGCGAATTTGATTAAGATTGAAATTTGACTCTGCTAGCAGTTCTGTAATATCTTTTAAATCTTGTTGTGCGTTATTGAAGGTTACAATAGTATCTTGAGTCTTTTTTATAATATCACTCTCTTTACGACGAGTATCAATTAAAACTCCTGTTAAAGAAGCGATAGACGCCTCGACAAATGATAAATCCTCAATAGCCTGAGTTCGATCTCCGAGTAGTTTTTCATACTCGTCCTCAACATCTATAACAGCACTTAGCTCTCTCTTAAGAGCATTCTGCTTAGTAGTAAGCTCACTAAGCTGTAGGAAACCGCTAAAGTCTAAACTGTCTCCTGAAATAAGATTTGAAATCTGCGCCTCTACAGACGAAATTTCTTGTCTTAGGGTAGCCGAAGATCTACCGCTGAGCCTGTTACTCTTTTCAAATTCTCTAACAGCTCTAGCTGCGGTCTCAAAAGCATCTTTAGCAGTGTCACGTAGATCGTAGAGTTCGTTACCAGACTCTGCTACTGTAGCTAAAGTATCATCGTAGATACCTAGGATTTCAGAAGTCTTATCTGAGATATTGCTAGTAAGAGAAATAATCTCTGAGCCAAGTTCTTGAATAGTAGAAATAACTCTATCTTTAGATTGGGTAAAGGCATCTGAAATTTGAGAAACAGTATCTTCATATGCAACTACTAAATCTTGGATAACATCTATAGTTTGAATAGTAGCATCTTGTAGCACTTCCAGAGACTGAGCAAACTCTATAATTTTATCGTCGTTGTCGCCAAACTCGCTATTTAATTTAGATACGGCAGAATCAAAATTATCAACAATATTTACACCACGAGCAATGTTTTGTAAATAACTATTAATACTTTGAGCGGCCTCCCCAAATTTTGCGTCGTTCATAGCAGTCATTAAATCTTGTAGTGGAACTGCTCCTATTCCTATAGTAGCACTAATACTTTGGTTAATACGCTCTAAGCCAGCATAAAAACTCCTAGAAGACTTCGCAAACTGTTGGAGCGCTTTAGTGCGTTCCTGCTCTCTAATAATGGCTAGGCGTTGCGTAGCAGCAGTTTCTGCAATAGCACTGCCATATCCATCTGCAGCAATTACGGCTTTTAACTGCTCTTTAGTGAGAGTAGTTATTGTCTGCTGAATAGCGTACTCATTTAACTTAACAGCATCTTGAAGAGCTTGATTTGCTTCGGCGATGCGCCCAGGCTCAATGTCAGGAGTATTATTAAGTTCTGCAATAATACCGCTCCAGTCCCTAATAGAAGCTGCACCACCTTCAATAGTGTCTTTAAGTGCCTTAAGCTCAGGACCTAATTCAAAAGCTTCAACTGCGTCACGTAAAGCTTCTGCAGAAGAAGAAATTAGGTTACCTATTTCTACATTAATACCTGTACGAATGGCTTCAGCTGTTTGAGAAGCTGTCATACCAAGTTCAGTAAAGACAGAAGTCATAGCACGAACACGAGCCACAACGTTACGTACAGCTATAGCACCTGCATTTAGTCCAGCAGAAACTTCTTCTAAGCTTTGGAAAGCCCCATTAGAAGTTTCTATGACCCCTATACTAGCTAGCGCATATTGTCTAAAAGCTACTGCAAGTCGCTCGGTCTGGTCACTACTCTCTCCAAAGAACTTAACAACCTCTGTTCTTTGTTGCTGATAATAAGCAAGAAGATTAGCAGCGTTAGCCATAGCTGCTCGATCAATTTCACTATAGATATTTGCTAGGTCTGGGATACCTGCTGTGAGCTGACTTATAGTAGAACTAAACTGTTGGGCAAACTGTAACCCTTCTAAAAATCTCTCTTGTGTTTTTTGAGTGATGTCACTAATTTCAGCAAAAGTATCTATAGCTTGCTGTAAGTCTGCCGCATTCGGAGTGAGAGCGTCTACTACTAGACTTCTAAATGTAACAGCCCCGGCATCATTGCGTTTAATCGTAACCCCTTGGAAGAATTGTTTTACTAAAGAGTCTGCAGCCGCTTGAGCACTCTTACCAGCGTTCTCAAGGCCCTCAAAACCGCTCTTAAATGTTAGAGCGACTTTTTCATAGGCTCCTTTATAGTATCTAACTTGCACTGCAACTTCATCTGCAAAACTAATACCTGCAGATCTTAAACCAGAAATAAGATTACCAAATACCTGTTCGGGGAGAGATTCTACTGCCTTAACATTTTCAGCACTTAAATCACGACTAGTAGTAGCACCTACTCTATATCCCTCACTGGTAAGAGTGCCCATAACATCTGCAGTAGGCTTAGGTCGTTTACCAAATAGAGCACCAATAATAAGAGCTCCAATAGCCGCAAATACCATTGGAGTTAAAAAGGCAGCAGCAGAGCCTGCAAGAGCGCTTCCACCTAAGACTTTTGTAATTCCTGCACTAACTGTAGTAACAAACTTTGCACCGCTAAATATTGCAGCAAAACCGCCGCCAAGCGCACCGCCAATAGTACTGGCTAAGGAAACATCACCCGTAAGGTTTCCTATAAAGTCTCCAATAAAGGCTCCTTGAAGAGCGCTAAGAGCTACACTAGTAAAAGTAGCGGGAGCAGGACCAGCAGGCGCTCCAGTGCCAGCAGAAGTACCAGCCGTAGTACCAACAGCAGCTCCCGTAGCGGAAGTAGCTAGAGTTTCTGCAGTAGATGCTAGTTGAGTAGAAGACTTAGCAAGATTATTACTAGCATTTTGCAGACCAGCACTTGCATTTCCGAATTGTGTAAAAGACCGTTTTAAATCGTTAATACCTGTTACCTCAAAAAATACACTTTTTAGAGTGTCCATTGAGAATAGGCCTTGTATGCCGCCCCCACCGCCTAGAAATGCAAAACCTGCAATAGTTTGTAAAAAGGCTTTTAGCTTACCATTGGCAATATCAGTTATGGCACTTAGTACTCTTTGAATTTCAGCTAACTGTTCTTCTTTTTCAATACGCTCCGCAGTTTTATTTTTTAAGGCTTCTTGTAGCGCACCTTGAGTTTGAGTTAGGGATGTGAGAGATTGTTCTGCGGCAGAACGCTGTGCAGAAGCTGCAGTTAGTTCAAAAACTGCACGTTGTTGTTCTTGAAGCTGTTTTAAATAGTCAGCTCCTGCTCGACGAATATCTCCAGAACTTGCGCTAACTAGAGAGTCAAAATACGACTGTTGAGAGCCAACTAGAGCTTGAGTAGCAGAAATAACTTTTTCACGAAGTGAAATTTCTTTTTGAAGTGCTTCAGAGTATCTGTTTTGTGCTTCGTTCAGCGAAGCAGTTTGTACCTCTAACACATCCTTAAGTTGAGCTTCTTCAGCTAGTAGCGCATTAATTCTAGATTGTCTAGTATTAGTTATGGCAGAAGAAACTGTTGAAGTAATGTCTTTTACTAATTCTAGAATTAAACTAGCTTCTTTTTTAGCTAACTCTTCTCTAGCTTTTAAAATGTCTGCATTGGCCTGAGCTTCTCGAGTTTTTAGCTCACCTAGAGTCTTTTCGTATTCAGCTAGTCGCTCTTGTCCGCCCGCTTTTTCTGCCGCAGCTTGTGCTTCAATAGTTTCACGTCTGATTTTATTTATATCTTCTAGTTCAGTACGTTGGCGCTGTAAATCATCTATTTGAAGCTGAATATTTCCTGATTGGAGTTCAAAAGTATTTTCAATACCGCTTAAAATTGTTCCTCCAGGACCATATAGTTCAGCGATAGCACCTTCTAATTTACTAATTTCAGCTAATGCATCAGTAAAAGGTTTTGTTTCGGGCGTAAACTTTGCCATTTTTATATCTGCGGCGTTTACTCCTGTCGCGATGAGAGCTTGTTTAACTACATCACTATAGGCATTTATAAATTCCGCGTTTATTTCTTGTAGACTAGTTAAATAAGAATTATCAGCTTTAATCTTAGCTACTTGAGCTTCTAAAGCTGCTTTTTGTGCGTTAGCTTCGGCTCTTTGAATAGACTTTTGAGTCTCTAAGGTATCAAGTTGTCTTTTTAGATCAGCTTCACTGGCTTCTAATTTGGCTTTTTCTAACTTAGCCTGCTCGTCAAATATTTTAAGTTCTAGCTCTAACTGTCTTTCTATTGCGGCTACTGAAACGCCTGACGCCTTTAAATTCTGTTCAGCTATCTGACGTTCAACCTGAATAAGTTCTAACTCTTTAGCATAGTTAGCCTCTGCTTCTGCTTTTTGCAGTTGGAATAGTTCTTTTTCAGCTTTAAATACTTCGGCTAGTGCTGCTATACCGAATAAGTCTCCTTCTGCAAAAGCTTCTCTGGTAGCACGAGCTTCTTCTACTCGCGCTTGTGCTCGCGTCTGTGCAATGCTAGACTCGATGCGAGCCAGCTCTTTTGCAGTTTGTAATTGAGCAAGTTGAATATCTAACTGTTGTTTGGCAGCGCTAACTCCACCTTTAGATGTTCTAGCCTGTTCTAAAGCTTGCTGTGCTTGTAGCTTAGTGATATTAGCAGAAATTCTATTTTGTGATGCGGTAGCTTCTAAAGAGGCTCTCTGAGCTAAAGCTTGTTGATATTGAGCGCGATTCTGTAATCCTGCTATTGCATTTTGTTGTTGCAGTTCTTGAGTTTGTTTTCTAAGTTCTTGAGTTAAATTAGTTGCCGCTATGGTTTGATCTATAAAACGTCCTACAGATGCTGCCATTGTTTTATTATATAGTTCCGCTTCTTGATTGATCTTTGCCCGTAACTCACGCTCTTCCTCAAAGTTCAACTGTCTACGTTCTATTAAAGCATTAATTGCTTGCTCATTACCAATAAGTTTAGCAGATTCAGCATTTCTAAGAAGAGTTAAATTAATTAACTCATTTTGATTAGCAAGTTGTTCTGCTTGAGTAGTAACAATTTGTCCTGAAATATCAATCAATCCTTGAAAAGGAGCTGTGTCTAATAAAGATATTTCTTTACTGAATGTGGAGGTAATACCCTTATAAGTTTTTTCGAGTGCTATTAAGGATGTTTCAATCTCTTTAAATACTCGAATTTCATTAAGAATAGCATTTATAGAAGTACTTAGTTCTGTATTCTGTTGCTGCAGGGCACTAATCTCTTCTGTGCTCATTTTAGCTAACGCAGCTTGGTCTCTTAGAATTGCATTTTGCGCAGCAAAAGCTTCATTAGCAACTTGTAGCTGAGATTCTAATCCACCTATATTAGCCCCTAGTTGTTGTGCATTAATAGATCCAGCCAAAATAGACTCGTTTAGTGAGTTAATAGTACTAATAGACTGTACGCCAGCTTCAACAAGACGTCTTTGCCCTTCTGTTAATCCAGAAAGTGAAAACTCATCTCCAAGTTTTTGTACTTGCTGACCAAATACAGAGAATTGTTCAGAACTTTTTTGGATGACTCCTAAAGTGTTATTAGTTAAGCTGTCTGCTACTTTTTCCGCGGATAAACCTGTTTGAGCCGCTAACTCTCCAATAATTGTAAAATATTCTGCTCCATAATTTCTATAGGCTTCTGCTATAGACTCAACAAGCTTTAGCTGTTGACGAAGTCCATCTAATTGTGCAGGGTCAGATGTTTCTTCAATTTTCTTATTTAATTCATCAATTTTTTCAGTAGCTGCAGAAATATAGTCTAATGAAGGGGCTTCAACTTCTTGTCCTGTAAATAGCTCGGTAAGTAATTTTCTAACAGTCCCCACATAAGGAGCTGCATCTTTAGCAGTACGCTCTATAGAATTACGTATTTCTTGAATCTGTTCTGGTACTTTTTCTAAATCTTTAGAAGTTGCTCCAAGAGCTTTAAGAGATTCAGTAAGTTTAATGCTTCCAGCTGCTGCAGCAGTTACAGCCCCTAAAAATCCAGTCTTAAAATTTTCTGAAGCAGTAAAAAGCTTAGATAACTGGTCTGTTATAAAACCAATTGCGTCTACTCCAAATATTTGAAGCACAAGTTGCGCAGCAGTAACGGCAAGTCCGATAATACCTAAAGCCTTAGTTAAGAAACTAAATGCCGTAGCTACTCCATTTACAGTGGTTCTTAAAGCGTTAGCGGTACCGATAAAAGCCTTGGCTTTGACGTCTCCCTGTTCCAAGACGGCAGTATTTGCCAATATAGCTGCTGATAAGTTGGCATAAGTTTGACTACCTGTTTTTCCTGTTTCTCTTAAAAACTTTTGTTGCTCTTTGTAAGCGAGATTAACTTTGTTTAATTCAGAAATTGTTTGTACCGCACCTTGCTTTTGTGCGTCTAGAGCTTCTTTAAATCGCTTGGCTTGCTCCACATCTTGACCGCGAAGAGGAGAGGTTCTTATACCTTTTAAACCTCCTTCTCCGATTTCTTTTTTTACATTCGCTGTGAGACCTGTTAATAGTGCCGGATCAAATTTGCTACGGTCTGCTAAGGTTTCAGATAGACGAGTTAAATCTTTAATAGAATCATTTACAAAACTACCAACTACTTGAGAACCTTTACTAAATACTAAAGTAAGCAATCCTCCGAATAGTAAAAGTGTATTACCAAAATCATTCTTAAAAAAGTTAACAACAGGCAACAGCACTCCAACTAGAATTTTAGCTAAAGCGGTACCCAGTTCCTCAACTTGAACTCTGAGCTGTTCTAGTGACTTTTGTGCTGAACCTGATGTAGTATCAATAGCCCCAAACTTACGTAATCCTTCTTCAATAGCGGCGTTAGCAAACGCTTGACGGCGCTGAAACTCGTTAAGAGAGTTAGCGCTAACACCTATTTGCCGTGCGTACTTTTGGACAGCAGGTTCAATACGAGTAAAAATACCCAATTCGTCTAAAAGTTCAGGTTCGAGTTTTGCCACACCTCGAGTAATGCGCTGTAAAGAATCAGTAAAGTCTCTACCTAACGCACGAGAAGCTTTTAGTGCAACAGTAGTAAATCCTTCAATTTGCTTAGTATTAAAACCGGCGCTAAGAGCGATGTTTGCGTTTTGCGCCGCTTCAGTAAGAGTTACCTGCCCATCAGTAATATCTTTGATAGATTTTAGAATACGAGGACCACTCTGACCTATTTCTGCAGCTAGAGTTTTAGTACCTTGAATAATTGCTTCTGACTGAGCTGCTTTAGCTAGTACTGAAAAGGCTTGTTGAAGTGCGAAGATAGTAGCGGCTGCTCCGGCATACGCTGCAACAAGACCCCCTAAGCCTTGTGATTGTGCCGCAAAAGCACGACCCGCGCTGGCCGACGCTTGGCCAAGGCGGGTCTGAGATCTATTGATCTGCTCGGTATCTTTTGTTACTTTATTGGCCCCAGTACTAGTAAACTGAGTTTGAATTATATTCTTAATTACAGCCAAGTTACCTTCTCACTTTTGCCTTACTTTTAGAGGCAGCGTCTCTCATTTTACTTTGTTGTCTGTAGTGTTCTTCATATACACCGTGAGCAACTAGTATTAAATCTAAAACTTCTCGCCTATCATCAACCTCATATATATTCATAAAAGTTTCTAAACACGAGTAGTCTTTACCTAGCCATAGCCCATTCATACCTTCAATTAAATCAGGTAGTATATTAAAAAGTATTACCGCTAGTTGACTAGTATAAGGTAGAGAGCCAAGGTCTTTGGGGATTTCGTCTTCCCTAGGCTCCCAACCCATTTGCTCGCACATTAAGTAGTACTGCTCTTGGGTCATTCCTCCGCCGTGAAGCTGATTGCGGAGAAAGTCTTTTAGTTTTTTGCGTCAGCCTCTTTACGATCTTGTTCAAAATTATCAAAGTCGTTTAGCGTATCAGTAATAAACTGGTCAAAAATAGTAGAATTTTTTAGTAAATCAAGAGCATCTTCTGGAGTATAGGGAATTTCTTGATGTGGGTCCATCTTACCCATATCTACTGGAATTAACTGACCAAGACCTTTTACTGTTAGACCAGACCAGCCCTTAATAACTGCGTCAGCATAAGCTTCTAGAAACTTATCGTTATCTACTTCTTCTTCGCGTTGACGCGTACGCTTATTAAACTTATAGACTAGGGCACTATTTCTAATTTTAATTAGTCTGTCACGACCAACATAGCACACTCTAACCTTAAAACCGTCAATGTCAGGAAACTCTACTTCGCTGGCTTTATCGGTTACCATTAGGTTTTTAATTAAACTCATTCTTTCCTCTCATTTCTTTGAAAAAAGGGTAGCTACCATATCCAACTTGCTATTAGTGAGGGGAGTTCTAATAGCTTGTTGAGGTAGCTACCCATCTAGATTATTATAAACCGCGCCCCCTCAAGCGCAGTTTATTAAGTATTACGCTGCAGCAGATACGAACATAGTTAGCTCGCTTCCAGTACCTCTTGAAGCGGTTGGTTCTTGAGCTAGGAATTCTACTGAGATTCCAATAATATCTTCTACAGTGTGAGTTGGGAAGTTAAACTGCACAGCAGGCATGTAGGCTGCCACAAACGGAGCAGAAGCACCACCAATTTTTAGGTTGGCGTTACTTACTTGAGCAATACTAGTTCTAGTATCATTAACGATATTACGTAGGAATTGCGCACTTTCCTGGTCTCCTGCGCGTAGATATGCAGTGAAGTTTCCGGTAATAGTTCTAGAACCTGTAAATTGTCCGATTGGGGAGTTTAGAGCAGCAAGCTCTTCAGGAGTTAGATAGGTAAGAGCGTTTGAATATGTAAATCCAAGCCCTGTTACTGGGAATGTATAAGTATTTCCAGAAGCTCCTGCAGCGGCATGTTGTACTTCAATAGCACTTAGACGATTCTGAATGAACGCACTAGTTGTAAGAGACCCTGCTACGTTATAGCTGGCATACGCGTGATACCCTGCAGCAGCAGTATTAGCGTCTGTATGAGAATTTCCGGTTACAGAGCTACCATCATTTAGTACTCCCCCAATAACAGAAATAATTTCATCACGGTTAGTTCCAGTAAGTTCAATGAAGTTAGTACCAAAACCACTCCAGCTAGTAGTTGCAATAGAGTCAATCGCAGCATCAATAGATGCTTCATTAACTGTTGCATTCTTTACCTGGTACACAACGTTATCCATTTTAATGTACATGTGGTACTCAGTAGCACGAGCAAAGTTAGAGGTGTGCGCAGCAGCGTTGCCACTAGCGTTACGAGCTCCTAGAGAAAGTTGCCCGCCAGGTTGCCAAACGCTTCGTAGCTGGGAAGAAGCACCTATTCCAGTAGCCCAGGCAGTATTTGACATTAGAGCTTGCCATAGGAACCAATCAGCTAGAGGCTGAGAGTTACCAGAAGGGTCAGTACCTGTAGCTCCTGAAGTATTACGAACTCCAGTAGGACGTAGATAAGTCTGGAAGTTCCATTCAGTGGGGTTGATAGCTGTGTTAAAACGCTGAGTGCTGCGGTCAGGACTTAATCCACTTTCTAGTGATGTAATATCCTGAGTTGCAGAAGATTGACTGGCTGCGTATCCAGCGAGAACTTCTACTCTCCAAGTGTTAGTAGGGGTAAAATCATCAGCCTCTACGCCACTAGCAGTGATATCTAGTGTAGACATATAGACTTCAGAGTTTCTTTGAAGGTTTAGTGATGAAGCCATTTTAGCTTTCTCC